CCGGACGTGGATTAATGTCGGACGATTGGTATTACGCTCCGTGGCAATACGAACTTCGAGAGCATTTGAGAACTCCTCGTGAAGCTGCAATTGTCGCACGTCGTTTCAGAGTCCCCGACCCGGTGACTGCCACAGTCTACGCAGGTGCTCTCTTCCTCGCCTACGCACCACTGCTCCAACCGGGGCCACCTGCGAAGACACCTGATTTCTTCCCCATCAACAACGTGGGAGGTTTTGTCGTATGACCGAAGAAATTGCAATTGAAGAATCGAAATCCGCAAGTCGAACTCAACGCTTCGCTACTTGGCTCATGGAGCGTGAAGAACGACGTGAAGAGAAAGAGTCCAACCTTGAGGGCCTCGTTCGTCTAAACGTGCTCGTGTCCTTTCTCACTCTCGGTATGGTCGGTGGCTTCGAAACTGTTCGCCTTGCTATCACAATGATTCCCTACTTGTAGAGCTGCATTCAACGTGCACCACCAGTTCTCCAGGAGCCATGGCGCTGGAGCGTGAAACTCGTCGGCTTTCATTGTGTCCAACGTGCCGCTGATCATGTCCATCACGGTCTCAATGAGAACCTGGGCTTTTTCATCCATCGAAGCAACACCTCGGGCAAACGTGAGGGATGATTTGGTGGTGGTCGTCCACGCCGCATTCGGCGATGCGCTTACAATATGGGCAACGAGCGCACATCATTCGCACCGCTCGTTGAAGTGATCGTGCGCTGAACACGACGGCCCGCACGATTTCCGCACGTCGGCGTAGTCCAACCATTGTTTTGGTTCGATGAACGTCCACCATTGAAGGCAACTGCCGCACCGGACTCCGTGAATCTTGCCATCACCAGGGCGGGCATGCCAGGGCACAGCGTTGTAGATCGGCGGGGCATCGTGTGCAAGGGCAACATTACCAGGTCGCCCCAACGTCCGGCCGCAATCGCAGAAGAAAGTGTTGACCTTGGCCATCACTGATCCCCCCAACAAATTGCACACTTGCCGCTCCGATGGTTCGGGTTGCACTTGTCGCCGTGTTCTCCGTGGATTCTGCCTCGTGGTGGTGCAACATGCTCAGCTTCAATGCCGATATTACGTTGCATCGCCTTCAACACGGCCGTTTGAACCCACCGTGATCGGTTTCCTCCTGTTTGTTTCTCGCTCAAAAAGTCAAGATACTCCGCTGCTTGCTGGGTCAAACTGACCGTGATGATGGTTTTACGCTCCCTCATGACCCCTCCCAACCATTGGATAATAATAAACATTCCTAAGCGAAAGACTATGTAGGGGGGGGGAGAATAGGGCGGGTGGCGTGGGGCGCTCGTAATAGTCAAGATGAGTTTCCTTTTTACACTAAGACGATTTGGAGAAGATTGGCCGGGGGAGTCGGCCCTGTAAGGGCTCATTGAGATAGCATGCACACCGACAACCCCGACCACCCAAGGATTTGATACAATGGCAACCAAGAAAACCAGCATGTTCACGCTTACAGAGCGTGTGACGATTAGCGCATTCGCAACCGACACTTTTGCAACGATTGACCTCGGCTCTTACGTCGATGTTGGCGATCGTCAAGCTCTTCAAGTTCATTCGGTGGATTTCATCTTCCAAGGGACAACCCCAGGTCAAGCAATTAACTCCGCAATGGGGGCGACTGGACAAATCACCGTTCAAGTCACTGATCTAAACCGTGGCGGGCTTGTCTTTGATAATGACCGGGCCATGGTTGCATCGGGTCACTTGAACCTCGACAGCGATGCTTTCCTTTCTCACGCATCGAACCTTTACCCGGACAACTATGGCAAAGGCTCAGATGATGGCCGATACGTGGTTAATGATCAACTCTACATTACCGCTCATTCTGACGTCCTCGGAGTAAATCAGCAGGTCAACGTAATTGTCCGCGTCAACGCCAGCATCGTTAGCCTCACCGCCAAGGACTTCATGGCAATTGCAATCCAATCCACGGCCGCCGATAACTGAGGTGGCATAAGTGGACGTTGACGAAGCCATCAGGCTCCTTCAAGCACTGAAAGAAATGGAAGGCGGAGCACGACAGGTCAAAAGCGGAGCAAAGAAGGCCGCCACGTCTTCGAAGAAGATCGCCAAGAAAGTCAAGCGTGCTCCTTCAGCATACAACCAATATATGAAGAAGCAACTCGCCATTCTCAAGAAGAAGCATCCCAAGACAGATCACAAGGTCCTATTCAAGAGAGCTGCTAATTCATGGAAGCGATCACCAGAACGTAAGAGGTCGATGAAATGAGAGTCTTAACGAAGTATCATGGATATTTGCGCCTTCAAGAAACAACTCCCGGCTCCGCCATTTTTGACATCGTTGGGTCTGCAGCTGGATGGAACCGCATTCAAACATCTCAGCAATTCGTATCATCAACCTACTTTGATTTGAATGGCCTTGCTATCGAAGATGAAACAGTCTTTCTGGATGCCGCAACGGTGCAAGTTGCAACGTCGCCCGCCCTCGTGGGTCAACCCGGAGATTCAATGCTAATTTACGACATCATGACTTCAATTCCCATTGAATGGCAGTCCATCGATCTTACCGGGTGGGCGACCAACGGTATTGGTTTCCCCGGTTCGCTGCTGAACTACGAACACGTCTTGTATCAACGTCTCCAACGATGGACTCTTGACCTTGATGCTCAAGCTGCATTCCCCATGATGGCCATGAACGAGCAGAGCGGTTCATTGGCTCCAACTGCCTCTGACCGGATTTACTGTTATCGAATTGTTCAACCGTTTTCATTTTCAGCGGGATTGACTGACGTGGGTGTTCCTCCTGCCCGATACGTCCTCCAATTGGACGCCAAGAAGGAACAGGAGTATCAGTATCTCATGCGACTCAAGAAGTCTTACGATCTACAACAAACGCCGGACGTGGATTAATGTCGGACGATTGGTATTACGCTCCGTGGCAATACGAACTTCGAGAGCATTTGAGAACTCCTCGTGAAGCTGCAATTGTCGCACGTCGTTTCAGAGTCCCCGACCCGGTGAC